TATTTGCCAGAACTAATCCGTCCCGAACAATATCCCCACTTGTTTTGTATGCCCCGTTTAACACAAATTCAATGTCGTCTTTTACCTTAACATTTATAAATGCACCAGAGAAAGAATGTTTTTTATCACCATTGATCGTTGGCGATCCAGTATCTATAAACTTATTCTTTTCGATGGAAGCATTTTCAATGTTTTTCCGATAGGTGAATACCGCACTTCTTTGCCCATACCCGCAATTAAGGGACTGATTCTTTGAGATATCTAAGTTAGTAATATTAGTGTCAAGCCCAACCCAAATGGAAGGTGTGGGTAAGTTATTAAACTCATTTTCAGAAGCTGTAATCCCGTCAATACTACTTAAGGCAGACCCTCCGAGATAAAGCCCATTAAACGATGCGTCGAAGTCTAAGTTGTATACATAGACCCCCGGATAGGCTAAAGTCAATAAGTAATCTCTCGAAACGTCGCTCATGCTTATACGATTTTTCAGTAATTTTATTGCCTTAAAAGACCCGACAGAATTTGTAGTGTGATTTGAAAAACATATCCCACTCCGAGTTGATCGAGTAGTTCTAGTAGCATACATAGGTTCATTTAAAATGATGTCGTTTTTTGAAATTAAAACACCGTTTAATATTTGTCCAGCCCCACTCCATATCCCTATTCCACGCCCACAATCATGAATGATGTTTTCACTTACTTTAAGATTCCTATCCCCCGAGTAAAGTCCTAGACAATTTACATCAACCCCTAAATGGTAATCATTAATAGTATTATCCATGCATTCAATGTTCTTTCCAGCAATCTCAATGGCCGTATTTTCTCCACTTGTATGGTTAGTGTCTTCACGAATACTTTTAAATTTATTTCCTTTCACCTCTGAATTCTGCCCCAATAAAACAAGAAACGTATTATCATAATAAACTTGATTTGCTAACGCGATAAACTCAATCTCGTTATTTAAGAATTGGAAATTTTCATGGGGGAACTCTCCGATATTTATTTCATCCCCAATATACTGCAAGCCAATTCTAAAGCAAATACCACTAATTCCATTACAGATAAACTTACAGTTTTGAATGGTCAAATTTTCAGAACGGTAACTGGTAATAATATACTTTTGATTATTTATAACAGCATCAATTTGATTGGTATTGTTATAAACGTTTTCATCAAAGGTAATCCCTTGAATTTTTACATTTTTTGTAGGGGTATAAGGAGGCCACTCATCCTCTACAATAGTGTTATAAATTGGGTTATTATCGCTAACTTTAAAAATCGTTTCTCCCGGTATTCCTACGAGGTCTACATTGTTCCTTAAACGAATCCGTTTGTAGTTGGCATTAGCCGAGGTATCCCCAGCTTCTGGAATCATGGGTATTAATATATATTCCTCCGAATCAAACAATAACTTAGCCTTGACACCTAAACTACTAAGGTAAGTGATGGCCCGATTAATCCTCGGAATATCGTGAGTTTCTCCATCCAAACGTGGGTATCTTTTTATACTTACTGTCGCAATATCAGCCTTATACGCAGCAGTGGCCGTGTCCATCGCATCTAATCTAGCAGGTAACGTTGCATAGGTTTGCTCATCAGCGCCTACATGTGTATTTGCTACTTCTACATTAACATTAATCTCCGCTATATCATCAAACCTAGCTTTTGCGCTTTCCAATACTGCCTGAACCGTGCCCCCCGCTAGTGTTGGGATTGTGGTTACTCCTGTTCTGTCAGCGCCGCTTGAACCATCCGTAGTCGAATTTATTGCGCTGGTTTGTGCTACATCTTTATCATCAACATACTTCTTTGTTGATGCCTGCATATCTGTTGTGGGAGTTGGCACAATAGGACTAGAGGAAAATGTTTTCACTCCTGCAACAGTTTGATTGCCTGTTTTCTTGACATTCGCGCCATCTAGTGTATCTATTTCATCTTCTGTGTAATATCTTCCATCGTGATCTGTGCTTGTCTTATGGGCGTTTAACGCGTTTGTTTGCGCCGTATTTAATCCGTCAACTTCTGTTTCCGTATAAAACGTATCTCGCAAGTCTACAAATTCAATTACATCTTCGGTATTTTTTACAGATAGAACCTTCCCTGATTGTCCTGTATATGAGGCGGGCGTATCTATTAAGCCCGTTAGGTGCGTGATGTATTCGGTTATGTTTGTGCCTATTTGATTAACAGTTATAGCATCGCCTATAAAAGTAGAATTATCTCCCCAAAGAAAAAATCCTGCTAATAAAGCTCCCGTTCCAGCATTAACCACATAAGCGCCATGAGGAAAATATATCGACACTAAGCCATTTGTGGCAGCGTAAGCTTTAGTAGCAATTATGGCGGCAGTATCGTTTGTTGTACCATCCCCCAATGCACCATATGACTTAACGCTGACCAATCCTACTTTATCGGTAAAAAAACTACTCAATTGTGATTGACTTGCGTTTTGGGCAAGTAATTCTCTTGGCGTGGTCATTAAATCAACTCCTTGCTAAATAGCCTACGGTAGCAGTACTTCCGGTAGTTGCCACATAAACAGTGTTAAGATTTAATACAGGAAGCGTTATTGACGCGCCGGGATTTAGGAAAATTGATCTAGCGGTTGAGTTCCCCACCCACACATTTACCACGTTACCAGTTGAGGATTGGATAATAACTTCGTTAATATCGACTAGATTTGTGCTGAGTGGTATAGCATTAGAGCTTGCCGAGACTGTGCCGGGAAACAATGTTTTACTTCCTACTGTTCTGGAATACAAATTAATCACCCCTTTGTTTGAAATAAAAAAAGAAGCTGTTAGGCTTCTTTAGATTTGATATTTGGATATAATTTTAATTCCGCTTCTTTGCGCGCCGCTATCGCATCTTCAATATTCTTAAACCATCCCAAGTGGATTCCTTTTTTATTTTTGCTTATCATGGCCTGATATGATTTAAACCTCGGATTCCAATAAACTCCCACATAACCAGATTTATTGCTTTTCCTCAATTTACAATTAAAGGAATTTTCGCTTTCCGTGAGATATCTTAGATTAGATCTCCTATTGTCCCAAGGTTTGATATTCCTGTGGTCAATATCGTACCCCTCGCGTCTTGGAATGACTAACCAGTGTGCGCATTCAACTTCGTGGGTTCTTGGATTGCCAGAATGCAAATGCCCGGATTTTGATTCACTCCACCCTCTGTCGATTAGTTTTCCATATAATTCGCGTGAGTAATCAAATATGTGTTCTCTTTCAGTGTTATTAGCTATAACAACTATTAAATTGCCCCTAATTTCAACCTTGGATGGATTGCGTTTTTTGCATCCACAACTCGTTATTTTTTCGAGTAACAAATCGCTAGTTGCCGCTAATGTAGTTTCCCCACAATCACATATGCATTCCCATTTTCCCCAAGTTGGCTTGTCTCTACTTGGATATACCCTCTTGTTTACTACGAGCATGCCAAACCTTTGTCCTGAAACATCGATCAATTTTACCATAACAAAAACACCTCCCATAGTGTCTCCTGAATTCAAGGTGGGAAGAACGGTCAGGAAACCATTCTTGTCGGCGTGCACTCCTATCCCACATGAATATTATACCATATTCATTGGGTTCTGACGAGTATTTCATTATAGGCAGACATTGCCCCCCTAAGTTCTGCTTGCGCTAACTTAGCTTGCAAGTCGGCTTGTTGGGCTTGGTGTTCTTGTTGAGCAAATTGCTGTGTGCGTTTTTTAAGTTCCTGAACTTGTGTCTTTATCCAAACACGATTCTTATTTGAGCTTTGTAAAGCATATAATTGTGAACATTTCAAAAGGTCTGACGAAGGTGGGACATAAACCTTAATCCCTAAACCAGTCGCTAACCCTATCCAAAATTCGACGCAATTTCTCTGGCCTTGGTACTCACTTGAAGTAGCCATGTCTACACCCCAGATTTCTATTTCTTTAAATCCAAGATAAATAGCAAAAGCCACAAAATAAGCTATTGAACTTGTGAAATACCTTGCCCCTAAGACCCCTTTATCCTCGAAGTATTTAAACATCTCTTCCCACGGAAAAACAATCGCATTAGGCAAATGCTCGTACTTTTTCTGTACGTACAATGGCACAGTAACAGTCTGTAAAAACGATTGATGTTCCTTGGTATTCTTACTCGGCGTAGTGAGATCGTGTATTTCAAACCAACGCGATGCCCGAAACGATTTAATTTCAGGTGCAACCCTATACATTTCATTAAGACACCAAATTTCGCACTCTTCAGGCTTAGAATCAAAAGGAGCTTCTTTCCAAGATGGCGCAAAACCTACAATCGCGACTTTATCAGCTTTTCTTTCAGTTGTTTGCATGAATTCAATTAACCTCCAAGGATTTTATTTTTAATTAAATGGAAAGAGAGGGCATAAGCCCTCCCCTTTTACGATGTGAATAACGGTAAACTGGCAGTTACATGCGGCCCTGTTCCAAGCGTAGACCCAGCCGTTAATGTCAACCATCCCAAGGTCGTTGACAATCCAACTAACTCGACATACTGATTCGCGGTATTGAAAACAATAGTCTTGTTAATCCCATCAATCAGATTCGCCGCCGTACAGGTAAGTGTAATAGTATCCGTGGTATTACAAGTTTGTGCCCACAATACAAGAGGCGAACCCTGCGCCTGTGGTAGCGGAAGATCATATGCTTGCGGTGTAGTAGTAGCCACAAAATATACTACTCCATGCGTTGGGATAGCTGCATCAGCGGTAGAAGCTAATGCTACAGCCATACCGCATCCGGAACTTGTCACCTTTCCGTACAGAGTTTGAGAACCAGTAGTATTGACGAGTGTTTGTGCAGCAGTTGATGGCCACGTTACAACGCCAAGAACATTGATCTGCGAAGATGGAGCCGTAATGTTTTGACCGTCATTAGTTGAATACAGCAACCTTGCGTTTGCATCGGTAGTAGGTGGCAACAAAACATGACAGTTTGCCGTACTCTCCAAGATAACACCCAAACTTACGCCTGTAACCGCAAAAGTTAATCCTGAACTAAGGGTTAGCGTCGCTCCCCCTGTACTCCCAGGGTCTGTAATTGTAATGTTGTTAATCGTCTTATTAGTCAGCGATTGAACGCTAGTAGTATTTACAAGCGTTTGGGCGGCTGTGGTAGGCCACGTAACGCTCCCCAACGGCCCTAACTGGCTAGAATTCGGCAACGCTACGCCCTGTTGGTATAACCCACCAGTAGAACTGCCTATCAGCACATCCGTTGTGCCTGTTTTCATGTAAAGAGCATCAACTAATCTAGGCATGTGTCCAACTCCTTTCTAGGGATAATAAAGGGAACCTAATCTTAGGTTCCCAAACTTCCGACAATCGCCACGTTGGGGATTGTGCCACTTTCATAAATAGCCACACTATTCAAATAAAGGTTCTTTGTGTTTATCTTGTCCTCGTCATTGTCAAACACGGTATCCATAAACTTCTGGAACAGAACATGCTCAAAGTTCTTATCCCAAATGAAATACGCGGTTTGGCTGGTCAGGTAGTGACTGTAATTCCAACTTAACTTCGGCAGTTTGTTGGCGGTATTGGAAAGCTCATAAGCCTTCAATTGGCTTGACATGATTTCTTCAATAGTAATCATGTTGGTAAAGTGAGTCATCCCATCCGTAGGATTACACTTCATTGGGCCGCCCTGATGATTCTTGAAACTGCCGAACATATTAATGGCTGTTTTCAAGTTATCAGGGGTTATTGCTCCGGTGGTTAAGGTGTCGTTGTAGGTTCCTGGAACATTGAAAAGCGGTCTGCTGTTCGTGCATAACGGCGCACCATCAGCTAAGTTAGTTGTAAATGCGTTGTCAAAGCGAAGAATCGCGCGAGTTTCTTCTGCTTCACGCATGGTTCTGGCAAGTTCTTTAGCTTTTACAGAATTTACCACTCCGTAGAGGTCATATTTAGTTGCCTCCATGGTTACAGCATAGCCGTTGCTCCCAATTGTTGTTCAACGAAGGTCGTTAATCTTCGCCCGCTTTATTCAAGCTGCTGCATATTACTATGCAGTTCAGACTATATCTTCACCCGTTTTTAAACGGGGTCTCCTGCTTCCACCCACTTGGGTGTACTCTCTTTCGAGATAGTCGTTGAGGTTAGTTTGAATCATATTCCCACTTAAAACCATACGCTATAAGCTGATGCCCAGCAGCGCATCTTCGAATCCTTCCAGCTATACAACAGATTTTTTTAGTACCTTTAAATATAAAAGTGTTCAAATATTCGGCCCCAGCATATGAACTGCTAAAAACCATTCCATTTGAACACCTAACGGCTTTTCTTTTTTTGCTCATCCAATTGTCCATTATTCCATTTTTATAGCTGTGGAGAATATTTTCTGAATGTGTTACCCACTCTAAATTCGATGCCCTATTATCTGTTTTGGTGCAATTTATATGGTTTATCTGTGGTTTATTTTCTGGGTTTGATAAGAAAGCTTCTGCTACCAACCGATGACATTTTTTATTGCAATTTTTAGTCTTTTTATGCAATGAAACCGTTTGGTATCCATCTTTATCTATAAAAAGTTTTAAAATTTTACCGTGGACTATTCTATAACCATTTCCATTTTTAACAAAACGGTCTAAGCTTCTTATCCTTCCGAGATTGGAAACCTCGTAATCATCAAATCCTTTTATTTTTGCCCATATTTCCATCGTAACTCCCCCTATTGGTATGTTACTAATTAAATGATTCAAACTTTACCTGCTGATTATCCACTAAGGACTTCCCAGCATTTCAAGAGTTTTTTGCTAATAGATTGCTCTATTAGAGACCCTAAGCAACTAAGGTCCTATTCGTAATAGTGGTTTGGTAAGCCTGTTCAACCTTGCCGTAAGAGATATTCCCGCCCTCAACCTTTTCGGAAGCGGCAGGAAGGTTCCCCATGCTGTCGTAGGTTTCCGACTTTTTAGTCGCCTTTTTAGGAGTAGTAAACGATGGATACTCAATCGGGAAAGAGTCAAAATTCTTCGTAAAAATCTCTTTTTGTCCGGCTACGATCATTCTGGATATATCAGAGGTCATTGTATATGCCATTGTTTAATTCACCTTCCTTTCAATTACCACGCAATATGGGTGCTGTTAACCATAACGTCTACGGTGTCGTTCTGTGTGCTGAGGTCAATCAGCCTGAACAACATACAGTTAGTTGTCCCTGGTGCTGTAGAAGCAAGCGAGGGGTCTACGTACCGCCCAAGAATTGTGTCTGTGCTATTTCCTAATCCGATGAAGTACCCTCGGTTGGTAGACACGATAACACTCGTTGCGCCTGTACTGCGCTCTACCGTTGTAGAATAATTGGCGGTCAATATATCGCCTGGGAAAATCGGATAAACGTAAAACGGTACCGTACTCCCACAAGTTGTATTAGTCGGAACATCGCAAATAATCCCCTTGACCTTCATCATGTCTGCTGTAGAGTTAATAGGGATTTCGCCGTATTGACCAACGCTTGCAACCGTAGAACCGGCTACGCAAAGATAACCGACACAGGTAGACGTAATCATTCCGCCAACAGTTGAAGCACCAGGATATACCGGAACAGCTCCTCTGTGTGTTTCGTATTTGAAACCAAAAGACATATTGATTCAACTCCTTATCAATTTTTCATGTACTTAAAATATTTCTCGGAACTCCACCCAGCGTCAGGTTGTGCCTTTTGAAGCATTGCCAACGCTTTCTTGTCGTTTTCGTCCAGCTTATAAGGGTTGCTCGGTGCAGATGGTGACGAGGTTGTGACCTTCTTGGAAATAACTTGTTTGCGTTTAACCGCATTAAGCTGTTCCTGTTTCTGGCGCATTTCATACGTCCTCACTTCACCACGAGCAAGCATATAGGCTTGTTTAACATTGAGGTTGGGATTCGTTTTCAAGGTTTCTTTGATTTCTTCGGCAAAACTCTCAGCATCAGAATAAAAATCGTTGCTTTTAGCTAAGTCCTTAATGTCGCTTTGTATTTCCCTGTCGAACACTTTGGCACTCAGTCTTTCGAGCTCTGCCCTTGTTTCGATGTCCTTCTTTGCCATTAAAACGGCCTCAGACTCAGGCCAACCGCGCCCCATATACTCGGTAGCAAGAGTTATTTTTTCGCGTTCGGCAGATTGTTGGGCTAAGACGCGCTCCAGTTCCTGACGCCTCTTCTTTTCTTTCATAAAACGCGAAAGGCTTACGGTATCGTTTTGCTCGGGTACTTTTTTGACTTGCTCATTTTTCTCGATAGGTTCGTCAACCTCTTCGATGTCCACTTGCTCGCCAATCTGTTCATCGGCACGTTCACCAACTTGCTCGTCTACTTGCTCGTCTACTTGCTCGTCAACCTGAACAACGTCAATCGATTCTTCCACTTCTTCAGAGTCGGCAAACTTTTGCAAATTCATTTCTAGCATAGAAATTCTCCTTTAATGTAGGCCATCACCCGAAAATTCCGTGCGTGGATCAAGCGGATTTTTTAAACAGGTGCTCATCCTGCAATACCTCAGATAGAGGCATAATCTAAAAATGGGTAAAGAAAAAGCATTCATACGAATGCTAATTGCTGAATTCCGTTTTTGTAGTTAAGATATTCAAGGATTTTCTTTTCGCGCTTTTTGGAATAATACTCGAACTTAGGATACCACGAGAAAAACGTTTTTTTACTCTTGCGTGAATTACAACTCCTACAGGCTGGAATAATATTATTATGAGTATATTCTCCACCATTATCCAGAGCCAAGAAATGATCCTGGGTTAATGGCTTTTCTTTCCCGCAATATGCGCATTTAAGATTAAAGTCTAATTTTATATCTTCCCATTGTTTTGGCGTTAGTGTTGCTGGTAATTCTCGTTTCCTAATTCTGCGTCTCTGCTCATTAATAATATGGCGATTTTTGTAATCTACAGTATGCCTATTGATTAGGTCCCAATTTCTCTTACTCTCGGATATTTTATCTTTATGGGATTCTCGATATAACCTGCCGTATCTAGAAGCCTCATTCTTATGAGTTTCGCGATACTGCTTATTGCATTCAGAAGCCTTCACTTTATTGGCTGCTCGATACAGCTTCCCATAATTAATGCTTTTCTCTTTATGGGCTTCACGGTACTGCTTATCTCGTTCTTTATAACATTTTTTGCAAGTTCCTGTTATCCCATTTTTACAAATTTTAGCCGCCTTAAAATAATCACTTGTCGCAGGTTTAATCTCCCCACATTTTTTACACGTTTTCATTTCATCCAACAAAAATAACCCCCTCACAGGTTTTTCTTTTTTCCTCAACTTTTTCGAGAGCGAAAGGCACTTTGAGGAAGTGCTTTTTCGGGCTGCAGACCCTATTCGCTACCTATATTATACCATATTTTTACCGGCTTGTCTGCCGTATAAACTACTTAAGGCGGTCAATCGGGGCATAATAAAAGAGCCTGTATCGGCTCGTCGGTTTGGCTGTTTTATTTTTTAGTCTTAATCGCTTTCGGTTCCGCTTTCTTCGCTACTTACCTTCCCCCCTAGCATCCGAATCATTTTTTCCTTGCTGGTATTTGGTGCAAGCGCAAATTTTCGCCTTTTGCATAACCCACGAACAGTATTAATTGAAATATTGGTTAAGTCCTTGGCTCCGGTGTCAATGACCGTGTTGGCATCCGTCATCAGCAACACAACATCACTATCCGTCTTGCCAATATGTGTAACCCTTCCACCGTAGAAGTCATCACCTAACCCGAACTGTGAAGTTAGAATAATTTGATTTGCATCCGTAATCGTATACGGCCTTTCATCCACCGTCATTGTTCCAAAGGTAAACATCCTTTTAGCACCTCGCAATTATAATTTTTTGATCTTCAACCGTTGCAACCTGTTTAGGTAAAGCTATCTGCCTATCCACAAAAACAGGAGCGTCATTGTGAATTGTTCTATCCACATGATGCCCCTTTGTGTAATACTCTTCGACTGTGATCGGGTTCTTGGTCGTATACCCACATTGACAAGTCCCTACGGCATTACCTTCTGAGTCTTTATTCCATAGGGCATACCCCTCGCACCGTTCACATACAGGCAACCTCCAAATATCGAAACCGAATTGCATCCTCAGCCTATCTCTCCACCATTTTTTATTCGCTTCCATAGCATGTTGAGTGTGTCTGTTGGCTTGCATTAACTGTTTGAATCGAATGTTACTCTGCCCTATATTCATCCACCCATCAATCCCCCTGTGTCTGGTAACCCACTCATTTGCGGGGAACCATTCATGGTCATTCCTTCGGTGTTTGCGTTGGGTAACGGATTGCTACCACCAACTTGAGCATTACCTCCGACTTGACCCCCACCCATTGTCGCTGCCAATTCCTGCATTTGTTTAGCCTTTTCTTGCAGTAATACCTTATCATCCTCCAATGGCAACCCCAAGAAATCACGCAGGAAGTTTCGCATTTCACTCCAACTTACTAAGGATTTCCCTTCAACTGCAACGCCGGACAGTTTTTCCGCCATCTGGTAGAGGAAAGCCTTATTCTTTGGCAATCCGGCCCCGATATTTATTTCAATGTCAAGTTCTACCGATTTAGTAATGCCTTGCCCTTCCTCGTCGGTAAGCTGCATCCATTTTGGTTCTTCTTTGTCAGGATTATTTTTCAAAAACTCTTTTCTAAATGATTGGTCGGCCGGCACAACCACCGGGATATTGTTTAACTGCCTGAAATCAACCCAGGCATAATCGCCCTTGTCCTCGTCAATCCGGAATACCTTGGCCTCAGTGTAATTCTCCATCATCAAATCGAGAATATACCGGCATACCTCGACTAATGTTTCTTGAAGCATTGCCTTCTTGTGGTCTGTGGCTGAATTCCCTTGTTGCTGCTGAATTGTGGCCTCTGTTGCTGTTTTGTTGCCCCTGTTCTGTCCCATCATCAATTCGGAAAATCGCGTCACTCTCTGAATCTCTTGGTGGACATTAGCTAATAATTGCCATAACCCAGGATTGACACGACCAACTTCCACTATACGAATAGTTGAATTTGGGTCCTCACATGGCACAGGCCCATCATCTTCGTCTAAGGTTTCTAAATCAACCTCAGAGCGCGGGTCAAAGAATACTCTGTTCGGCCTTGCCGCAATCCTGTATCTGGTCGTATAGATCGTTAAGCATAGCCTGTAATGGTCTTAGTAGTTTCCCATCGCCAAACCCATACAACTTACCTTCCTCGGGGTACATGATAGTCAAGAAATACGGATACTCATTTCTACCATAGAAGGGTCTTTCTCCTATATCGGGGTCCTTAAAACTATCGTAGAGCAATACCCCATCATCTGAGAATTCAAGTAACCGCAGCTTTCCCTTAGTTTTCGTCCATAGTTGAATTAGATAGAATCCATCTTCATCATCCATTGTACGGTCTTTGCGGAAAATAAGGTTATTGTCCGAGCCTCCATAATTTATGTCGTTTGCCTTATCGCCATATTCTGCTTCTGCCCACGTTTTAGACTTGAGCATAACTTCGGCGATATACTCAGCTGCTTCCAGATCGTCAGGGTCGGTAATTTTCAAATCAACAAAAACATTGGTAATCGGTGGGCATGTTATCTTTGCCAGCCCGAATCCTCCTACCGCATCAGGGTCCCAAACTACCTTTAGCCAAGCGGGTCCGAACAATTCCCTGCGTCTTTCATGTTTGGCTATAATCTTCTTGATATTATTCTGTCGCAAGGTCCAATCAAGTCCGATTCTTCCCCAATTTGCAAAGCCATGGTCACTTGGTCCCTCGCCTCGGCATGTTACAGCTATATTTTGTTCAACTAAAGCGGCTACTTGGCCCTCAATATTGGCATGAAAGATATTTACTCGGCTATTTGGACGGTTTTGTTTAATTTCCTGCTCTCCGGCATAAGCAGTATGTTCTTCTTCCCAACGACTGTAATACTCTCCGTTCATATAACTTTTGTTTTGGTTAATCTTGGTTATCCATTTGTCAATCATGAGCCTTTCATCTTCTGCCATTGAGCCTTTGCGCTTTTCTTTTGAAAAAAATCCCAACTTTTATCAGCTCCTTTGGGCAGATTTAACCGCACTTCGGGAATATAGACCGTCTTGATTTTTGTACTTGTCGTATGGGTTTTCTTTGGGCTTTTCTTCGGGCTTGTCTCTGGCTTTTTGGGTATAAAAATAGACGATTGCTCCGCCAATCGCCATGCCGAGAAGTAGTATTAAGGCTCCTGTAATCATCGGTTAGCCTCCTTTGGCTTAATAATTATCTCTACCTCATGTTTATCACAAATCAAAATCCCTTCGACTATACGCCAACCATCAGGAGGATAGGTCGTTTCTAATACCGCACCTGGAGTTATAATTGTTTTTCTCACATACTCATTACCGCAACCATTAACGGAACATTGATAAATGACTGTTTGGGTAATCATTTAACACCCTCCGTCGTGTTATATTCTTGCATTGACACAACGTAATCATAATAAATAATCACACCACTAATTACTTTGCTCCCCCCAATTGATAATACTTCATCTGCCCACAATGACTTACCATCCTTAGCATCCCTAAACCCATTAATGAGAAAACTATCCTTAATAGTTGTCACAATAATCGCTTGGTATTTGTTTAAATATTCCTCAATATTTGCAGGAGTAGGGGCATATTTAGTAAAATACTCCTTAACTGCCATTTACCATAACCCTCCTTAGAGTTTCAATAATGCTTCTGCTATTTTAACGTCATCGTAACTGTCTATGTCTACGCTCCTACTCCGGGGCATCACACACAAAAGCGGATGATCGTCAAACAACCTCCCGCTATCAAGTAACCTTTTGCTTGTTATGAATATCGCTCCATTTCGCGTGTAGCAACCGTCTAAATGCTTATCGTAAGGCGTTTGCTCCATCAAGGGTTTCCCATCCATGGTGTAGCTTTTCTTCGGGTGTACGCCCTCACAAACGCTTACAAGGCATTGCGAATTGCCTTTATTGAATAGATCAATAGCATTGTTTATATCCTCAACCGTACGTAGTGGTGAAGTGGGTTGAAGAATCATAACTACGTCAATTTGAACTTCGTGGAGTCTTTCGACCTGTTTTACTACATACTGAATAACGGGTAACATTGGGGTGTCATCCTGAGCTAATTCCGATGGGCGAATTATTCCCCACGGGCATAAACCAAGTATCTTTAGGCTGTCAGTAGTAACTACAAAGTCATCAAGATTACTCTGCCCTGCCGCTTCTATGGTGTGTTGGATTAATGGCTTTCCACATAACGGAAAGATATTTTTATCCTTGATACCCTTGCTGCCGCCCCTTGCAGGAATTATGCCTAAAATCATGTTCTCAACCTCCTTGGGTTTAACACAAATAAAAATAGGCCAGCCCTACCGAAGTAGAACTGGCCTTTAAGAAAGCTCTGTGTTCTTAGTTTTTCTTTATTGAATTAATGCAATTGCACTTTTTGCCTGTGTCTCGGTTTTTGCCTGTGCATTTGATTTCAATTGTTTCCTCAGTCTCTACGGCTATTGTTTTACCGCATTGGCAGCAATGGACTTTGTTTTCTTCGCTCACGATATTCCCCTCACTAGATGTTCAATTCCCTTGATATTTTCATCGCCGTGAATAATAACTTGAAGTTTTGACAGGATTGCAATAACATCCTCTGTTGTCTTTACTTTTTCAAAGTCGATAACATATTCTTTCGGGATGTTTAGTCTTATTTCGTTTACACTCATAGTTCAACCTCCGCTAATATGTCTACGATTTTTCGGGCTGCGGTTCCTTCGCCGAATCGGTAATCCGGCTCATATCTGCCGTGAGATAACTGCTTGAGTATCCCTACTGTAATTTCGTCCCAATCATTCGGTACGCGAAGAACATTTCTTCCGACTTCTCGGCCTTGTTGGCGATTGCCGATTAAGACAGCAGGAACACCAAGGTATCCTGCCTCTTTAATAAAGGAACTGGAATTTCCAACAAGACATTCGGCGTTGTAAATTAGTCGGGCATATTCTTCAGGAACGAGGTTTTTAATGAATTCAATTTGTTCCCTATGAATTTTCTTGAGTATGGCCATGCTTCCAGGGTCGATGTTAGGCGCAATCCAGCGTTTGTAAATTGGAATTTGTTTTATTGCGTCAATCAATGGTTCTACTGATTCGGGAGAAACCGTATTAGGGTGGAAAACTATAAGAATATAAGGTTCTTTATAGTTGTTAGCTAAATCAATTCCATTGAGTGTATCTAAGGCGGTTGACCCAACTACAAATATCTTACTTGCGTCACAACCTTGTCGAATTAATCTTTCTTTTGACTGTTCGGTAACCGGAAAATGATAATCCGCAAGTTGAGAAATGCATCGCCTAACACGGTCATCAATAGAGGAAGTTACATCCCCGCCCTCGCCATGACAAATAATCCGATTTTGACATGATGCCACCAATGCTGTCCCCCAGTTTTCATGCCTATCCGCATGGACATACACAAGATCGGGTTTAAAATTCTCTACAATATTAGCGAATTGTTCCATCCACCTTGAGATTGTCAATGACATAGTTGCCGTACTGTCGCCATCTGCCAAGCATTGAACCCTATATAATACAGGGAATTCAATTTCTGCATCAAAGAAAGAAGCACCCAAGACTATTTGTAATTCTAGTTTTGGATGCTCATGTATTGCTTTTAAAACAGATTTTAATCTGCCGTAAGTTGTACGGTTAAGGACGGGAACAAGAACTTTTTTCATTAATTAGTCCACCGCCCAATAAACTTCCGATTCTCTTTATCAACCTCAGTCTCCGGACAATACATTACCTTTTGAATAACATTTCTCCACTCAACGAGTTCTTTAAACTCCTTAATCTCCGATGACATTTTTTGGTCTTTACCCTGCATCGTCCTATCCAGCGTAAAATGTTTCTCGATGCACGCTACCCCCAAGCACATAGCAATCTTCGCCGCTTCTACCCCTAATGAATGGTCACTAAACCCAACACTCGGGAACGCTTTCATCAATGCCGCCATGTGAAAGAGATTGATCTTTTCTAAAGGAGTAGGATAAAGCGAAACACAATGCAACAAGGTTACCTTTTCGTGGTAATCAAAGACCCTGTTCAGCAAATCGTTAATCTCTTGATGGGTATGGAGCCCTGTTGAGATAAGAACATGCTTGAATTCGGTTAGACACCAATCAATTAGCGGCCAATTATTCGCATCGGGAGAGGCTATTTTTACAACATCCATTCCAATACTGCGAAGATAACGTGCCGAATCTAAATCGAATGCCGTAAATAAAGGCAAGATTCCGTATTGGTTACATTTTTCAATAATAAAAAGCGTGTCTGATTCACTCAGTTCCACGCTTTTGTAATATTCGTATGATTTTTGGTAGTCTGGCCAGCTTGGATTCAGTTTATCAGCGTTAAATAGTTGAAATTTCACAATGTCCACGCCAATTTCGGCTAACTGCTTTATGCCTTGGTGCATTAGTTCACGGGACCCGTTATGGTTACTGCAAAAATCTGCGATCAACCTCAATGCTATACACTCCCTTTGGTGTTTATTTCATAATAAAAGCACTCCTATACCGGAGTGCTTAATGCTTTTTCTATTGACCACTTATTGCTCAATCTCCTTAATAATGTTGGTGGTTTTAATTTACAAATGTCTGCCCATTCAGCAATAGTTTTTCTTTGGCCTTGATATTCAACAAAATGGTTATTTCTCTTATTGTTTGCTTGTTGCTTATCGTTTGCCCATCTGCAATTATTTGGTTCATAATTACCATCGTTATTTTTTCTGTCTATTGTTAAGTTATCTTCATATCCATTGTTTATGGCCCAATTCCTAAAATTTTCAAACTCATTCCATTCACTACATATCGCTATACCTCTACCACCATAATCAATAAATTGTCTATTATTTGGATTGACACAACGTTGTCTCATGTGATTCCATATATGATATAAACGTGTCCCTTTTCCACCGTGTATTGTTTTCCTCTTAATGGTTGTTTCCCTTCTTAGACAACCACATGATGAAATGTTACCATTTTTTAAATTTCCAGCTTCCACTATTTTTTGGTTACCGCAATCGCATTGGCACTTCCAGCGAGTACGTTTATTTATTGTTTCTGATCTTTCAATAACGAGTAACCTTCCAAATCTCTGTCCATTTAAGTCTTTAAGTGATCTTATTGAAATTAATTCCCTTGTTAAACAGCTACAACTTTTTGTTTTACCATTTCTTAATCCGATTGACCCGAATTCCTTAATTTTCCCACAGTCACACCGACATAACCACAATATACCGTATTTATTGCTACCTGATTTTCTTAAGACAACTAACTTGTTAAATCTTTGTCCTGTTAAATCATAAAATTTACCCATAACAAAAACACCGCCTTTCGTGTTAGCCTTAATTTCTAAGTGGGAAAGGAACTAAGGCAAGTTCCCTTTCGTGTTGCAATCACTATCCCACGTCTTTATTATACCACTTTTTGCGTTCTTAGGATATATTCTTTTATTTTGTGAGCCATGAAAGCCTGTGTCTTAACCCTACTCTCGATAGTATTGCCTCCAATATGAGGCGAAATTATGCACTTACCTGTTTTTATTAAACTTCGTTTTAGGTTAGGAGAATAGTCCTCTGCCACATCCAGAGCAGCCCCGGCAATATCTTTATTTTCTATCGCTCTACGAAGTTCGTAGCCATTGACGATCTGGGAACGACTAGTGTTAATAAAGTACGCCGACTTTTTCATGTGTTTAAATTCATATTCTCCGAACATTCGATTAGTGTTTCCGTTGAGTGGGACATGTACGGTTAATATGTCTGAATCATAAAGCACACTATCAAGCGTTCTGGCGTACATATCGGTATGCGGATCTCTTATAACAAGGCGCATCCCAAATGCTTCTCCGATTCTTCCAACCTGTTTCCCAACTCTCCCGTATCCTACAATCCCAAGAGTTTTTCCAAAGAGTTCCACGCCTTGAAACTCTTCTCTATCCCAATTTCCCTTGCATACATCGTTGTGAGCAAATGGAATCTTTCTCGCCAAAGAAAGCATAAGTGCCATTGTATGCTCTGCTGTGGCATAAACATTAGAGAGGAAATCGGTTTCACCTTTAAGCGAAATAATATCTATTCCTTTAGATTTGCAATACTCAAGGTCTATATGATCTAGGCCGGTAGTGCATGTTGCTATAAATTTGAGATTGGAATAACCAAAAAGACTCTCCTTTGTATATTTGTGATTTATATTTCCAATTATTCCATCACACATCCACGTTCCTAAACAACTAATTTTGGCAGAATATAAAATATCTAACGCTTCTTTACACCAGTTATCAAAATTCATTACCTGAAATTGTTTTTTCATAAACACACGCTCCTTCGGCGTTTATATTTCTTTTTTCTTTTCCTCTTCTAAATACTCTCTGATTTTCGCTTTAAAAAACTCTTCATGTTCCTTGGCGAAGTCCTTAACCGCAATTTGTTTCATCCTGTCAAACAATACGTCAGTCGCAAATCTCATAAATACCGTGGCTTCATATTCTGTATCAACGGTAACCCCATTTATGAGAGTTTGTTTTAGGCCATTAGGCGCAAGGTCTGTATCTGCAAGCCTTACCAATAGAAAAATGTCTTTAATGTTATGCTCTGTATGAAACTCATTGAGCATCTTAACTATGGTATTAATGGTTTCTTCCTTGGTTCCTCCAGCTTCATGTTTTGTGTAATCGTCAAATATTCTCACGTTTTAACCTCCTTGGGTTTTTATTTCCAGTTAATTTTCTTGATTCGCTTACTCCATGGTGTTTTCGTTATCTCCATCGTAACCTTAGCCATGTTACTTCCTCCCCCCGATAACCTTAATCTGATTGCGAAGTCTGCGAATTTGAAAATCTTTGTAACCCATCATGCGTAATTCGGCATAATGATACACCCCAACCAATTGGCTCCTCACTTCTTCTACCGCCATCTTTTGTTGCGTCCTTGAAGCATTAGCTATCATATCACTAAACAAAAGATCATCATGCTTGCCGCTTTCTGCATCCGGTCTGCCGTTTTTGTCATAAACAAAGGTAGTCGCTTCGGTCAGCATCGTAATGTCAGCAAACAGGTCAATATTATCCCTAATTAAGACTATCTCGTTCGAAATAATCATCGGCCTGGTATTACCATCCGTTTTCCACCCGAATTTATGCTGTTTGTTACTGCCTATTTCGTCAACGACTTCTCGCTTGTATTGGTGGCCATATCCAAGACGTTCCAATTCCTTCACAGGATAAATGTCGAAGTTGATCTCAATGCTCAGTAAGGCGTAATTGTAATACTTCCCAAGGCAATACATTTGGTGGGTGTAGGTATCCGGGTCAAGATTCCCATGAACAGTTGCTACACGTTTCCCGTTTGAGTTGTCAAGCATTGTGCCAGCAAAGAGATCACTACCCTCGCCCTTAGTATCGCCGCCAGCTACATAAGGATGGCCGGATTCCGGTTCCTCATAAATACAAACATAATTTCCAAACCCCTCGGCGAACTTGATTGAACCGTCCTTGATCTTATCCTTAGTTTCAGGATTTTCCCATTGAAATAGAAAAGAACCCCGTTTTGGTGAGCTCTCTTCGTATTTCTTTTTAAGCTGTTCAATCCTGTTTTCAATCTTAGAATTATTAAAAACAGAACGGCCGGTTGAAAGGAAGGGTTCTCGACTATGGCTGGG